TCTCGTACAACTATGAACGATTCTCCGGAAGCTGCTACCCTTTCTTGGGAAGTCACTACTACCGGTGTTACGCTTGAGGGATTCAAGCCGATTTCACATATTGAAATCAATAGTAAGGACGTTGCTGAAGCTAAGCTTACTGCTATCAAGACGGCTCTTTACGGTTCTGACACCCAGGGTAGCACTGAGGGAACCGAGGCTCATGTCCTTCTTCCGGCTGATATTATTGATCTGCTTAATAGAAATTAATATGCGACTTTGGGCGGTATTCAGGAATGCGAAAGCTATAAGGGCTGGCCGCCCATTTTTATTAAAGGAGGAGAACAATGTATAAGAAAACTATTAAATTTGAAGATTATGACGGAAACCAGAGAGAAGAAGATTTCTACTTCAACCTGAATAAAGCAGAATGTGCCGAGATGGAGCTCTCGACAGTTGGCGGTCTTTCTGCGTACATCGAACGGATCGTCAAAACCGATAACCGTCCGCAGCTTATCGCGATTTTTAAGGAACTGATCCATAAGGCATATGGCGTGAAGTCAGCGGACGGCCGGAGATTCATCAAGAACGAGGAAGTATGGGAAGAATTCGCTCAGACTGAAGCTTATTCTAACCTCTTCATGGAACTCGCTTCCAATAGTGACGCAGCGGCCGCATTTATTAACGGTATTGTACCGAAGGTCCAGGCAGAACAGCCGACCACGACTCCGTTACGTACTGTGTAATCGGTTATGCTTAAGATCACAGTGCCGCCGTTTGAGCTGTTTGATGAGCGAACTCAAGAGTTTATCTATTGCAAAGGCGGCGAACTAAGTCTTGAGCATTCATTGGTGTCCATCTCAAAATGGGAATCAAAATGGCATAAATCTTACCTTAGTAGATTTACAGAAAAGACTCAGGAAGAGGTTTTAGATTACATACGCTGTATGACTCTAACCCAAAATGTAGATCCTAACATTTACCTTGGTCTTACAACAGCCAATGGTGAAGAGATTAAGAAATACATAGAGGATCCACATACAGCAACCACGTTTGTTCAAGAGGAAGGTAAGGCCCCTAACTATAAGGTGATTACTTCCGAACAGATTTATGGTCAAATGGTGGTATTAAGGATTCCATTTGAGTGTCAAAAGTGGCACATCAACCGATTACTTACTCTTATTCAGGTTTGCAATGAATACAACAAAGGTGAGCAGAAGATGACAAAAGCACAGTCAATGGCCGCTCATAGAGCTATCAACGCTTCTCGAAGGAAACCGAAGAAGAGATAGAAATGATTAAACTGAAAAGCAGCGGTGGTTTCACCAAGACTAAGAAGTTTTTAAAGAACATCTCGGGGGATGATCTGACTCTAAAGGAAATCAAAGGGTTGAAAGATTACGCTAACAACCTCATACGAGATTTAGAGGCAGCAACCCCTCGGGATACTGGCTTAACCGCCAACTCTTGGTCGTACACTATAACAATGTCCGGGGATAAAGTGAGATTAGACATCTTCAATAGCAACGTTGTTGACGGTTGTTGTGTCGCACTGCTTTTACAGTATGGCCACGGTACGAGAAGTGGCACATATGTTCCCGGAATAGACTACATCAATCCGGCTGTAAAGCCATACTTTGATAGAATTGAGTCCAAGGTTTGGAAGGAGGTGACTGCGTAATGCCATCTGAAATTGAGAGCAGAATAGTCTCGATGATCTTCGACAACAAGCAGTTTGAGAAAAACGTAGCCACCAGTCAGAAGACTCTAGAGAAGTTAGATGAACAGTTAAAGTTCAAAGATGCCGATAAAGGGTTCAAAGGAATCAGTGATGCTGCTAGTCAGGTGAGCTTCAGCAGCATGATATCCAAAGTCCAGGACATCGGAATCAAAATGAAAGCCTCTTCCGTCATTGGAATTGAGGTTTTGAAGCGACTCACCAACTCAGCAATTGACTTTGCTAAGACCTGGGCTTCAAAAGTAATTGAGCCTATTACCAGCGGAGGCTGGAACAGAGCAACTGCAATTGACAACGCTAAATTTCAGTTACAGGGTCTCGGAATTGCATGGGATGAGATATCCGACGATATCGATTACGGCGTAAAGGACACTGCTTATGGACTGGGTGCGGCAGCTATGGCGGCAGCTCAGTTTGCAGCGTCTGGAGTTCAGTTAGGTGACAACATGAAAACGGCCTTACGAGGCATTTCAGGCGTCGCCGCAATGACTAACTCGACATATGAGGACATTTCCAGAATTTTTACTGGTATAGCAGGTGCTAACCGAGTTTATGGCGATGACCTTAACAGCTTAGCGGCTAGAGGCTTAAATGCAGCAGCAGTCTTAGCAAATGCTTTGAACACTACCGAAGCCAATGTTCGTGAGATGGTTTCGAAAGGTCAGATCGATTTCGCTACGTTCTCTAAGGCAATGGATGATGCCTACGGTGAGCATGCAAAAAAGGGTAACGAAACCTTCGAGGGCTCACTAGCCAACATGAAGTCTGCACTTGGCAGAATTGGTGCAGAATTCGCTTCGTCCTACAGAGCTCAGATGATTCCTGTTTGGAACGCTCTCCGAATTACTATCAACGATGTCAAGAAAACCATGGGGCCTGTCTTCGAGACCGCAGATGCGATCATGACAGACCTGAGTGAACGTTTCTCGAGTTTTATTTATACTATTGATGAACTTGTTGTCAAGAGTGGTGCATTTGCTTCAATCTTCGAAGGCGTTGCTGACATCATGGAAGGCATCTATGAAGTTGGTACGTCAATCATTGACATTTTTAAGAATGCAGCATCGGCTGCTGCTCCTTTAGTTGACGGTCTTCTGGAGATTAACGACAATTTTTCGGATGCCAAAATGTTCACCGCGCAAGCTTTCGTCGGCCCCGCTCAGAAATTCGCAGAAATGGCGAGAAAATTTAAAGAATTGATCCAGAGTGATGAGTTCATTGATAAACTTATAGCCGGTGTACGGTCAATTCTGAGTATCGCGTCGGCGATCAAGAGCATTTTTGGCAGCATAATTTCTACTGTCAAAGGTATGATTAGCTCCATTATTGATGGCGTTAAAAACGGAATCAATCCTGCTGGAGTTAAACTTCTTACGATTCAGCAGATTCTTAACTTTATCTCTCGTATAGTGTATTCTATTAAGAATTTCCTCGAGAGTGCCAGTTGGCTGCAGCCCATCGAACGAGTCAGAAGTATTCTTTATACAATTGGAACTGCGATCGGAACTTTATGGGCTAGTATCAAAGGAATCGCTAGTGCTGCTTCTGAAGCTTGGAGTAAGATATTTCCATTCAAACAGTATAACAAAGATGCTAGTAGCTTAGGCGCTAGATTCAACGCCATTACTGTAGCTATCAGAACAGCTTTTGATACACTTAAGCTTAGAGCGGGTGACGTTGAAACTCTTAAGAAGCATTTCGAGGGAGTCTTCAACGTTCTTAAAGTTGGTAAAAGAGTATTCAATGTCATTGGACAGGTTCTCGGTGTTATGGTAGCGAACATTCTAAACCTCGCTGCTGTGGCAAAACAGGCCTTCTTTAAAATATTTGACGGTTCCAAACCCTCAGATTTTGCAAAACGACTCAATATTCTTATTACGACGATTCAGAATTTCATCCAGCGGTTGCTGTTTTCTGAGAAAGCTCTCGATAACTTCAGAAAGTTCTTTGAGGGCATATTCTCAGTATTTGCAATCGGAAAAGATATTGTAACCGCTTTGTTCCATGTATTTCAGAGCGTATTCACCAACATTATGGGTGGCGTAACTCGTAATACAGACAAAGCAATTGACGGAATTAGTGGTTTGTTCGGATGGATCGGAGCGTTGCTTACTCGGTTCCGCGAATGGACCGTAGAGCACGATATTTTCAATAGAGCTGCCACTGTTATGGCTACTATCATAGCAAAAACCATCAACTTCATTCGCAATTTTGCGGAATGGTGTAAGATAGCCGCTCAGGCATTTGACAGCTGGGTTACCAAAGTTACTGGTTCAAGTATAAAAGAGCATTTCAACAAAATTGGCGATGCTGTTCAGAACGCTTGGGGTAAGGTTAAAGAATTCTTCCAGAATTTGTCAGGTGGAAGAGAAGTCGACGATGGAACAGAAAAAATAAACCGGTTCTCTGGCATTTGGGAAAAACTTAAGTTCCTTTTCGACAAGATAGTCGAATTTGCCAAAGCGGCCATGCCGGTGATTTCCAGTGTATTTGGAAGCTTGCTAAGTATGCTTTCTAGTGTATTCGGAGGTCTTACTGACATCATCGGACAGATGGACCTCGGAAACACTGCGGGTAATGTTGGGGGCCTTCTTGCTGGAATAGGAGCGCTGAAACTCGGGTCAGGCGGCAAAGGCATGCTTGACAGTATTAAGGGAATGTTTTCTGGGTTGACTGATGCCATTGGACAGTTCCAGGAAAAACTTAAAGCAGATACTTTAAGAAGCTTGGCTGTATCTATTCTAATGATAGCCGGATCTGTAATGGCCCTGGCTCTTGTGGACAGTGGAAAACTCATGATAGCTCTCGGCAGCTTCTACGGCTTGACACAGATCCTTCAAGAATTCATAACTCAATTAACCTCTCTTGCTAGTGACATGGGAAAGAGTGGAGTAAAGGACTTTAAGAAAGTATCACAAGCTCTTATCTCCCTCGGCGCTGCATTACTGATCATCAGTTTGGCAGTGTCCGTTCTTGCTAGAATAGATCCAATGGATCTCATAAAAGGTTTAGGTGGGTTATTTGTCATTATTCTCGAACTTGAGTATGCCTTAAAGAACATGTCTGATAATTCTAAAGGCATAGGCAAGGCAGCGGCATCCATGATATTAATGGCTACGGCTCTTACCATTATGGTAATTCCCATGAAAGCGTTTGCTAACATGGAATGGGAAGAGATAGCTAAAGGTCTAGTCGCTGTCGGTGCACTCTTATTAGAATTCGTTCTAGCAGTGCGG